GATAGTAATATTATTAGTGGGTTGGCAAGGCCTAATATGGATCCATATAAGGTACTCGGTAGTATTCCTACGCCACCGCCACAACAACCGGTAGCACCGCCGCCACCAGCCCTTACACAGCAGTTTGTTACTCACCAAGCTGCACCCGTTGTACAACAACCTTTTGTACAACCTCCTGTACAACCTATACAACAGGATCTGCCTGTAACTACATCTGATCCGAATCAATTAGAACTTAACTTTAACACAAGCCCTTACACAATAAGTGTATTTGAACGTTTAGAAAAAGTTGAAAAGCTTCTTAAAAATATTGCTGACATGCAAGCAAATATTATTGATACTCTCAGCAAAAAAAAAACAAAGCTGTAACTTAATGGGCTTGATTGACAAGCTTAAGAGTATAATATAAGAAGATGACGTTAACAATTGCAGAAAAAGATAAGTTTCTTAATACTTTCTTAATACCTATTAGTAAGGTATCAGATAGCGTTATACTGAAAATCATACCAGGTTCAATTACAACATTAATTGCAACTAGTGATAATACTATTATTGTAAATGCGACATATAATGATTCATCAATAGATATAACAAAAATTCTTAACGTACCAGATATTAAAAAGTTTTGTAGAATTCTTTCATGCATTGAAGAATCAAGGCTTGTATTTGATGTTGATTCAAATTATATTGGATATACATCAACAGCAGTAAGGTTTAAATATCATCTTTACGAAGATAATATTATTTCTATACCAAAGATTAATATTGATAAGCTTAATGCATTGCAGTTTGACGGCCATTTTAGCTTATCACAGAGTGCTGTGCATTCGCTTGTCAAAGGCAGCGCTATTGCAACAGAGACCAATAAGCTATACCTTTCTACAACAGGAAACACAATGCACGGGGACCTTACAGATCTTACAAGAGCAAATACTGACTCATATGGTATGAAGCTTACTGAGGATTATACAGGGCAAGGTCTTGTAAAGCCTTTGCCGTTGAATTTTGAGATTTTTCGAATAATTTCTTGTATGAAGTTTAAACAGATCGATGCGCAGATTGTAACAAAGATGGGCGTAATCGTATTTGATATGAATCTTGATTCATCTAATATTAAGTTTATTCTATCAGCATTAACAAATTAATTTATGAGCAGTAAAAACAAACTAAGAACACCCGGTTATTTTATTAAACGCTTGCGCGATAACGGATTTGTCGTAATAAGATTATTTTCTGTATACGCTAAGAGTGATCCACGTCGCTGGACAGTAATGGTCAATCCGAGTGAGAGCTCAGTTATTATAACTTGTTACAGTAACCGTAATGAAATTGATGAAATTTTATTTGAAGTTAATGATGGTGGGTTTCGTATGCCTAAAAATTTTAATATTCAGACAGATAGTATTGAAGTTATAATTGATTATCTAATCACTAACGGTGTTTCAAATAACGCTGATTACAGAGGGCGTAATCGATATATGAGTAAGAAACTAAATAATAATGATGAAGGACAAGACACCGAAGAGGAAGAAAGCCAAACAGAACAGAACTGAAAAATTTGTTCCAAATTCGTGTGATGAAATTACACAAAAAGCCTTAACATCTTTTATAAAAGAACAGCTCGATAGTAAGACCAATGCGAGAAAAGATATTGACGCACTTTCATCTGTAATAGAGGAATTTTTAAAATCATACATAGTATTAGGATATACATTTGATGGCAAGCCAATTAATATAATTTATGCTCATAATCAACAAGAAGCTGACTCTCTTATAACAATTGTTAATAAGTTTATTAATAGTAGCATAGGTAATGATAACGAATAAAATAAAAGAATTTATAAATCGTGCAGCTGCAAATAAACAACCTCGATCAAAGTCTGTTTACGCTGTAACAACAGGAATATACGCAGGAGAATTAATTGTATATATTGAATCAAACAATATATATCATAATTTTTTAGCTCTTCCAAAAATGGAAATCCGCGAAATACCGCACGAAAAATTTGAGTTTGGTATTAATAATAAAATTATTGAGCAAGTCAAAAAACTTCCAAGTAATGTTTTCTCAGTTTGTAAGTTACAGTATACTAAAAACAAACATAGTGCATCTGCCAGTATAAGAAGCTAAATACTAGTATGGATTTAATACAACCAAAAATCATACAGTCTCCAATTAGCGGTGAACCTATGAAGCCTAGACTTAAAACATATATTCGTGGCAATCAAGAGATTGTTGAAGCTGAATATATCGATCCTGCTTCAGGTCAATTCGTGCGTAAGGGGATTGTATCAGTTAAGGATTTACCACCCAGATCTAAATAAGCTTGATTATTTTTTCTCTTAATATATCTTAAGAGATGTGATATTACCGCAGTCTTACGTAACTCAAAAATTTTATCAATACGCAGGATACCCGAAGTATAAGCGATTAACGAATACGTATGAAGCAGGTTGTCCGATTTGTCGTGAAGGAAAATCATGGCAGAAAAAGAGGCGTTGCTACTATATAGTCGATGATGATTTAATTTGTTGTCATAATTGTGGTTGGTTTAGTAAACCGCTAAAATGGATATGTGAAGTATCAAGTCTTACGTATAGTGAAATTATTGAAGAGATAAAGACATATGATGTATTACCTGCTGATATTAATGTTAACGAACAACCACCTCAACGTACTTTAGTAACAGATACATTACCCCTTGATTGTATTAATTTATTAAATGATGAACAGCTGTTATTTTATAAAGATAATAAAGTTGTAAAGGATGCGCTAGAGTTAATAAAAAGACGTAGACTTAATACTGCTGTCAATAGACCAAATACATTATGGTTATCACTTACTGACAAGTATCAAAAAAATAGAATAATTATACCTTTTTATAATGAAAAAGGAGATATTGTTTTTTATCAGACACGCACTATCTATGATAGTGTTGACAATAAGTATCCAAAATATCTCGGTAAGATAAATGGTGAGAAAGCTCTCTTTAATCTAAACAAGATATCATTAAATAGTGATTATATTTTTATTTTCGAAGGACCTATTGATTCATTCTTCATTAAGAATGGTACAGCTGTTGCAGGTATTCAGGATAAAAGTAATAATATGTTCTCCGGTATACAACAGGAACAGATTAATAAATTTAAATTTCATAAACGAATTTGGATACTTGATAGTCAATGGTTAGATACTGCTAGTAGAAATAAGACACAAAAACTTATTGACAACGGTGAAACAGTTTTTATCTGGCCTGAAAATATTGGTAAGCAATTTAAAGATTTTAATGATCTTTGTTGTGCAGCTAAAATTGACGAAATATCACCTACATACGTTATTAATAACTCATATGAAGGTCTTAAAGCTAAGCTGATTTTATCTTCTATTAGTCGTTAGCAGAAGCTAGATAACCTTTCAACGACTGACCTAAATTACCGAGGTCGGCTGCAAGACGAGAGATTTTCTTTTTCTCACTTGTAGCAATCTTTTCAAACATTGAATCGCAAGGCGCTGAGTGTAATTGAATTTGCATTGAATCGCTATTTGTATCATTTAAAAAGATAATAAAATTATCAATTTTAGCAATCCAGTCGTTAAGGGTTTTGATTTGTGCAATTTTTGTATGATCTACAAGCTTCTGTCTTTCTGCAGCCTGAACATTAAAGTCTTCAGGACTAGCAGTATTGAGGGTTTGTGCCATCGCTTCTGAATCTGTATCCGGAGCCGGTGCTGGCTGCTCATCAGCTTCAAGGATGTAATCAAATTTAGATTTAAACAGTGACATATACTATTATTTATGTCAACTACTATAAATAATTCTAGTGAAAAAGAAGATTCTATTTGAAGATGCGACGATGGGATACAATAAATGGGTATCTGGAATGGCGGCACGTGAGTTTAGTTCTCAACGTTTAAGATTTAAAGATCTTGTTAATAAGGGTATGGATGTAGATCAAAGCCCGAACGATGCAAAAGCATCAAATGTAATACCCTATCCGCTTGGTAGTACAGTGTCTATTCTCGGTGATTTACTTCTACTTACAACAAATGCTTTGCGTGATTTTAAAGCAGCTCAAGACAATCCACTTATAAAGGATAAACCAAAAGCAAAACAAGAAGTTGAGATAATTGTAAAGCACTTAGGTGCATCGTTACACGAAATTGAAGAACTATTCAGAGTAATATCAAGTAGTGGTCAATCAACTGATAAGCTTCAATCAGACTCTGATGTTGGAGAAGATGAAGCTGGTGAGCTTAAAGGTTGATTTTAGACTAACCTGACATTATATTATAATAATGTTAATACGACTAATAGTTCAGTCTTTGATATTTCTAAGCATATCAATAGTAATAGGCTTTCTACTTACACATATAGGAATTAACTTATGGTTAGGTATTGTAACAGGAGCAGTAATTCAATTATTAATTCACAATACATTTGTAACTATTCTTGATTCATATATTACTATTAAAGATAAAAAACTTGAAAATGAAAGAATAAAGGAATTTTCTTACCAAGGCTTAGAAGTTACATGTCCGTGTAGTAAGAAGCAGCTCGACTTTATTCCTGTTCGTCTTAATACACTAAACTCTTATCGATGTTCAGGATGTGATAAATCTGTATCAATTTTTATAAATGCTGAAACAGCCATGCAAACAGAGCCAATTTTGAATGTAGATACCACACAAGCTATAGAGCCAATTCTTAAAGCTATTCAAAATGGAAATTCCTGAGAGTATAAACAGTTTAACAATTGAGGTCCCTACGACCTCTATTGCACAGATAGATATACAGAAAAATATTGACACAACAGGGATACTTGAATCTCTTAAGCACAATACATCGTTATCTGATTTTCGTGATATTGAAATAGGCTTAGCTTTTTATAAAAAAGATACAGTTTCTGATAGAAATTTTATAAACAACATTCTCCTACTGTATACAGATACAGTTCGAAAAGCCATTTCAACAAGCGATATACCCGACGAACATAAGTTAATGTTGAGTAAATCTTTTAACGATGCTGTATGCGGAATTGTAAGCAGTTTAAATGCTGTTTATGACATTGCTTTTATTTTAAATAAAAAGAAGAATATTCTTGACGTGCAGCGAATTTCATGTATTATGCTCGGGTATGCAATCGCCATCATCAAAAAAATACACAACCATTAAAACATCACAACAGGAGCACGATCTTTCACTAGATGAATACTCTCGTTGGCTTAGTCTACTTGAAGGAATTGAATTCGTAAGTAAGCGAGTTGAACAACTAAAAGTACGTACACAGTCAAGTACAGAGGTAGACTGGATTAAACCTCTTGCTTTTCAAAAATATATTGCTGAACGATACGAATCTATGAAAAGTGATCTTCAAGAACTTGATAAAACAGAATTATGCACTACATCACTGGAACTAACTTCACCGTCAAAAGACAAACAGCGGGTTGCGATCGACAATTTAAACTAAATCAACCCTACTACGTAATTAGTATATTACTACAAGAGGGTGGTAAGGTACAGTATTTGTTTAAAAATACAACTGGTGACACAGTAAAAGTATCTTTTGAGTCCTGTCGTGATGCTGATAAATTCATTGCACGACATCGTAATGAAAGTATACCTAATTACGATGTAAGATATGAAGAAGATCGGAATGGTTAATAATAACCACCGTAAACATCGCTATAATCAGTTTGTGAGTAATCAAATATTTGTTTTGACGCATCATCAGCACTATACGTATACGGCTTATTAGCACCTGAAGCTGTCGAGTTTTTCGTATCGTCGTATACTTGACTATTAACAGCTTCACCCGATAGACCAGGCTCAAAGGACCATTCAAATCTCTTAGCTTTTATTAACCAGACATAGTGGCCGGCGAGAACATTTATTTGAGCTATATCTTCATCTAAACGCTCAGTTATTTCAAAGAACTTACCATTACGTCCACCAGGACGATCACTCCCATATTCACTTAATTGAAATACATCACCTGATTTAGGCTCTGTACCGTTAAAGGTAGCATAAAAAGCACTTATATGTACAAATGCAGTAACCTCATCTTCTGATAAAAGGCCATACTTACTAAGCATTAATGCATTATCATTAATATTAAGTGCTATAGTTATTAGTTGAGGTGGAGCAAACTGTTGTGTTGGTTGCTCTCCATATAGTAAGTCAGCAGATAATGTACTAAATGTATTAACATAATAGCTAACCTTTTGTCCGTATAAGTTAATTTGTTCGCGCCAATAATTTGACATCAAATTGCGTTCACTCTGATTATTAGCTTTATCAGAAAAACGAATACAATCGTTATCAACAAATGTAATTGGGTATATTTGTGGCGTTGGATTGCCTGTATAAAAATCTTTTGTATCAATACTCATGTTATAATTTTATCTTTTTATAATAACCAGGTCTTGCAGGATGTACAATAAGAGCAAACCCAGTATTCTTTAAACGTTTAACTTCTTTATTAATAGGTAATTTACAATTAAAATCATTAGCAATTTTTTGAGCAGCGGGTTTTGATAATACGCTGAACTCTGTCTGTATAGCCTTGTGTTTTGTACGGTGAACTTCAGGAACAGCATCACCAAAATGCTTTTCTGGTGATGTAGCCATTAACCCATCATGTCTTCTTTTAACAGGTGTTATTAAACCATTTTTATCTTTCCGAAAATTAAAATTATGCTCGAAAAAAGCTTTGAAGTTGTTCACAAATATATTTATACAAAAAAAGACCTTAACTTGCGTTAAGGTCTTTTTTAATCTTAATCTTTGAACTATTGCTTAGCTCTTACGGAAGTCACGCATTTGACCTCTTGGAGCCTTGTAACTATCCTTTCCAGTTGCGAAAAGTACCTTACCAACATTCTTTGTTACCTTTGAATCAACAGGAACTGGCTTTACAGGCACTGGTGTTGTATCAGCTGAATCAGGCGCACCGTCAGCAGAACCGTAAATCTTGGAAGATGTACCCTTACCGTCGATCTTACCGTCGATTTCACCTTCACCGATCTTACCATCAACGTGATGTGATGTCCATGAATTTGTGACCTTGTTATTCTTTTGTGTCATCTTACTTACACTGCTAGGAAGTTCTTTGATATCAGTAGCCTCAAACTGTGTATCCTCTTCATCTTCACCTTCAAGCTCTTCTTCACCGTGTTGCTCTTCTTCAGAACCGAGAACTGCCATAAGTGCGTCGTGAAGCTTTTCAGCAAGCTCGCGGCTAAGTGTTACTGTTACCTCTTCATCACCGGTTGGGAGATCAAGAGCCTCTGCATCAGCAGATTCAATGTCGTTAGGTGTTACGGATGACTCATCACCCATTACTTCTTCATACAGTCTATCAAAGATTGATTTGTTCATAGAATTATTTATTGTCTTTACTTCACTTTTTTCTGAAGATACTGAAAATTCTTTATCTACCGGTGAATCCTTAAGAACACCATATTCATCATTTTTAGCTTTTTTAATGAGCTTAGGATCAAGTTGTGACTTTGCAAACCCTACTGCAGCCTCAGGGCCTGAACCCAATTTGCTCTTTGTTGTAATAAAGGCATCCTTCTTAGCTTCAGCAGCTTTTGGTGTCTTTTCTTTTTGAAGTTTAAAAGTATCTTTTCCTGGAAAAGTACTCTTCTTCTCGGTAAGTAAGTTAGCGGCATAAAGCTCGCCAAGTTCAACTAATGTTCGTGCTTGATTCATTCACTAAGTATTTATACTAAATGGCTACAAAAAAACAAAAACAGCAATTTTATCTAGGAAACGAGAATCTCCCAACGTCAGATGCGTTATTTGACTGGGATTCAAATCCTGCGTGGGTTGAGGATTTAGTTAAATGTAAGCGTAATATCCTGTACTTTGCTGAGAATTTTTTTTATATTACTAATCTCGATGAAGGTAAGATAAAAATTAGGCTTCATAATTTTCAAAAACGTATTCTCAGAAGTCTACGCGATCATCGATTTGTTATAACTCTAGCCTCGCGTCAGATTGGTAAGACGACTATGATGACAATTTATGCTCTTTGGGTTTCTTGCTTTCAAGACGATCAGCGTCTTCTTGTTGTTGCTAACAAGGAAGCAACGGCTATTAATATTCTTAAGCGTATTCGAATGGCTTATGAAAAGCTACCAAATTACTTAAAACCTGGTGTAACCGAATGGGGCAAGACATCTGTAGTATTTGCTAATGGTTCAAGTATTGGTATTAGTACTACAAGCTCTGATGCCGGTCGTGGTGATAGTTGTAACTGTGTTGATGGTAACACAATGGTAACACTGAGAGACAAAAAAACATTATTAGAATTTCAAATTAGTATGTATGATCTTACAGAGATACTCAAAGATAACGGTGAAATGTTTTTAGAAGTTGTAGATGAATAAAAGTAATGCAAATTCCTCCAGAATTAATCGTTATAATATAAGTACTAGCATGGGTCCTAATAATCCTAATATAAACAGAACATATAATTATATCTATCGATTAACAAATATTTTAACTAGAATGGAATATATAGGTGTACATAGAACAGATAATCTTAATGACGGATACATGGGCTCGGGTAAGATTATCAAGCGCGCTATACAAAAATATGGTAGAGACGCGTTTAAAAAAGAAATACTCTCACAATTTAATACATATATTGAGGCTCTTGAAGAAGAGCGTCGTCTAGTAACTAAAGAGTATATTAATAGACTAGATACTTATAATTTACGTGAAGGTGGTTATGGTAGATGTGAATGGTCGGATCAGCATCGTAAAGATTTTTCATCCTATAAGAAAAAACAATGGCAGAATATCGAATGGAAGCAAAAAATGCTAAAAGAGGTATATACAGAAGAAAGAGCTAAAAAAATATCTGAGTCGCTCCGTGGACGTTCAAGAGTAAATCCACAAAACAAG